GAGTTCTTAAACGACGCAGGCGCAACACCAAACAGCTTGTACCAAGTATTGTGGAACGGAACTGAAACAGCTCCAGATACTACAATCGCGTTTATTATGACATTAAGAACTGGTGTAACTTTAACTGGTTTAGTATTGCCACAATATCCAAGCGTTACAGCTTCAGGTGGAGACGTACAAACTTGTTCAGTATCTTTGCAAGTTGTAGGTATACCAACCGAAGACCTAACAGCATAACAACAACAAACAGAACAGGGGCACACAAATGCTTAAACTTAAATTAACGTGGGAATTAGAAACAGGTGAGAAGTTTGAAGAATGGACAAGACCAATTGAACTTTCACTTGCAGAAAAAGAACTTTACAACAGTAAGTCAATTGTTAAAATACTTATTGACGAAAGCACACCAAGTAATACACTTCTTTTATTCTTGGCTCACAAAATTCAACAACGTATTACTAAAAAAGTCGAAAACTTTGACACCTGGAAAAGTAAAGTTACCGATATTGCAGCTTCTGATTTTGAGACAGCAAATTTTACCAAGCCCGAAGTCTTGGGCGAATAGCAGTCGAGTTAGCAATAGCAACTGGGATAACACCCGATTATTGGCTGAATGCAGAACCCGAAATATGGGCTACGGCTATAGACATATTGAACGTGCAAGCTAATGGCTAAAGCAATTCAATTAGTTAAAGTTGATAAAGACTATCGTGGGTTGCTACGTGCTTTTAGTAAAATGGACGATATTGCTAAAAACGATATGAAAAAGATTGCACAAAATTTGGCTGAACGTGGTGCTAATTATGCTAAAGGTGCAGCAAATAACGCACCATATAACGTTAAACAAGCTAGAGCTGTTGCTGAATCTATTAAAATATCTAAGTCAGATAAAGCCCCAAGTTTTAGTATTGGTGGTAGGCAAAAAGTTGGCTCTAGTGCTTTTAGTGCTGGTTATGTGATAATGGGTAATGAATTCGGGTCAAAGCAATATAAACAGTTCCCTAGACGCTCTGGCAAGGGTGGTAAAGAGGGTTGGTGGTTGTATCGTGCTATGTCAAGATTTCAACCTACAATTGCTAGAGAGTGGTTGGCAGGTTATGAAAAAATTAGAGACGCTTGGAAAGCAGGTTTATAATGGCTGACATTAGAACACTTAAACTAGCGTTACTTGCTGACACTAAACAATTCATAGACGGACTTGATAAAGCCGATAAAGAAACAAGAAGTTTTAGCGAAAAACTTGGTGGCGCATTAAAAGCTGGTGCTTTGGCTTTTGCAGCCCTTGGCGCAGCAGCAGGCGCAGCAGCTATCAAAATTGGTGTAGATGCTGTTAAAGCAGCCATTGAAGACGAAAAAGCACAAGCTAGCCTTGCTCAAACATTACGTAACACAACTAAAGCCACAGATGCTCAAATAGCAGCCACAGAAGATTTTATTGACAAAACAGCAAGAGCAACTGGCGTGGCAGATGACCAGCTTAGACCAAGCCTTCAAAGACTTTTGGTTTCGACAAAGGACTTAACCCAAGCACAAAAATTACAAGCACTTGCTTTAGATATTAGTGCTGGCACAGGTAAAGATTTATTAAGCGTTTCAGATGCGTTAGCCAAAGCATCAGACGGCAATTTTAAAGCATTAAAGAACCTGGGTGTTGAACTTAAAACAAGTGAAACAATAACCAAAAAAGTTAAAGTATCTCAAACAGATTTAAAAGAAGCACAACTTAAAAACGAAGACGCTTCACTTCGTTTAGCAAGTGCCCAAGAAAGATTAAACAAAGCAATTACTAAAAATGGTGCAGAAAGTATTGAAGCCCAAAAAGCACAAAACGCTGTAGAGCGTGCCCAAATAAGTTTAGATAAAGCCTCAGGTAAATACAGCGACACAGTTGATAAACAAGGCAAAACTATAAAGGTTACTAAAGAAGAAACTATTAGTTTTGATGAAGCCGTAAGGCAATTAACTGAAAACTTTGCTGGTCAAGCAGATGTAGCAGCTAATACTTTTGCAGGTCGTATGGCTAGAATCAAAGTTGCTGTTGATGAAGCCAAAGAAAGTTTGGGTCAAGCTCTTTTACCTATCTTAGAAAAGTTTGCTAAATTTGCAACCGAAAGCCTTGTTCCAGCATTAGAAGGAATTATTGCTGGATTAACTGGTAAAAAGAAATCAGTTGTTCCATCTTTTATTATGTTTCAAGAAGAATCTAGTAGTGCTGAAGACGCAGGTTATGGGTTTGGTGCAGCGCTAAGAGAAATGGGAATACAGTTAGCAGGCTTGAACGTTGGAATTAGTGAAGCAAATAGTGAAAAAGGCTTGACTGGTTTTATTAACAATCTTACAAAGTTATTAGAAATCATTAACGCAATCATTAGTCCTTTTACAAAACTTGTTGAATTGTCACAAAGGTTTGCTGAAACAGAGTCACAAAGAAGAATAGAACTACCTGGACTAATTCCAGAAACCACAAACCCTAATTCTGTGTTTAACAGACCTGCTGCCACAGTTACAAATATATATAACAACATTAAAGGTGCAATAGACCCACAAGCCACAGCTAGAACCATTACAAAAGTTCAAAACACAGCTGCTAAAACAACAGGTATAAAACCTTTTAACTTCGGTTTCAGATAAACCTATGACAGTTTACACACCAACATATAGGGTCACTATTGCTGGAGTTGTACAAACTTCTGCTACTTTAGAAGACGGCACAATTACTTATGGTCGTAATGATTTTTTTGAAGCAACTCAACCAAGTTATTGTAACATTGAATTATTAAACCTTGATGGAACAAGCCCAGTAGTTGAACTACTAGACACAGTGTTAATTGAAGTTACTGATTCAACAGGTGCTTTTATTAAGTTGTTTACTGGTGAAGTGTCAGGTGTTTATAACCGATTTGAGGGCGCAGGTTTAGGTGGTAAACCTAACACTTTACAAATACAAGCTATTGGCGCACTTGGTTTACTTGTTAAACGTTACGCTGGTTCTGTTGCTTACCCAGAGGAATTAGACGGCGCACGTATTACACGTATCCTTGAAGAAACTTTGTATGTTGCTTGGGAAGACATAAGTAACACTTTTACTTGGAATGATTTTACAACTGAAACTTGGGCTAACTATGGTGTTCAAGGCATAGACACAATTGACGCAGGACGTTATGAAGTGCTTGCAAGACCTGCACAAGTAGAACAGGCTTACAATTTAACAGATATTACACAACAATCAGCTTTAGGGTATTTATATGACACACCAGAATTTTCAATTGGTTATGCCGATGCTGAAAGAAGAAGCGCAAACTACACAACCAACTTGATAGAACTTGACGCTAATCTTGTAAACGCTGATATACAAACAAGACTACAAACAGCAGATATTGTTAACAGCGTTGTCATTCAATACGATGACCCAGTTTTGGAAGTAGCAGCACAAAATGACACTTCAATAAATGCTTATGGTTTATTAGAAGAAGTTAGGTCTACGATTCTTGCTCAAACAGTAGACGCCACAGAACAAGCTACAAATTTTGTTAATTACAGAGGAACACCTAAAGTTTCATTAGAAGAAGTCACAGTTAACCTGGCTCATTCAGATATGACAAATACTGTTAGAGATAACCTTTTAGGTGTTTCAATGGATACCCTTTTATACTTAGACAATATCCCAGTAGGTTTAATACCTGAGGGTTACAATGAGGGTTTTGTTGAGGGTTGGACTTGGACACTTGGACGTAAAAACCTTGAACTTACTATGTCTGTTTCTAACGCAATTTACTCCACCCTTGATGTACAATGGGAAGACTACAACTCTGCTATTCAATGGCAAAACCTGGACAATAGTACTCGTTGGCTTGACGTTATTTAAGAAAAGGATAAACTAGAACAATGGCAACTACTACGACCAATTATGGCTTTGATATTCCTCAAAGCACAGACCTTGTTAAAGATGGCGCTACGGCTATTGCCACGCTTGGTCAAGACATAGACACAGCTATGAACACAGCCCTTGGTACAAAAAAGGCTGGAATGGTATTACTGAATACGACTAGTTTTAGTGGAGTATCTAGTCAATCAATCAATGATGTTTTTAGTGCAACATACGATAATTACAAAATTATGATTATTCATACAAATGTTGACAATGTTGCGTTAAATTACAGAATGAGAGTTTCAGGTGCCGACAATTCAACTGCAAATTATACTCATCAAAGATATGGCGCAACAAGCACAAGTCTTATTGCTAGCAGAAGTGTTAGTCAAACTTCTGGAATTATCGCTACTGTTGATGCTGCTAATGGAACTGGTTTTGCGTCAATAGATATGTTTAGACCTTTTTTAGCAGAAACTACTTATTCAGTTTCTAATACTGCTCAAGGAACAACTGGTTTGACTGCACAAAGTTACAACAATATTCATAATGTTGCTTCAAGTTTTACAGGATTTACTTTTTTTCCATCATCAGGAAATATGACAGGATATGTGAGCGTTTATGGCTACAACAAATAAAATAATGGTCGGTATTGACGACCAAGTTATTGAACTTAAAGGCGCAGACAAAGAAGCCTTTATTGCTGACCAAGAAGCACGCGCTCAAGAAGCATTATTACTTGAAGCCGAGTATAAAGCCAAGCAAGATGCACGCGATTCAGCGATTAAAAAACTTGGTGAAATAGCAGGACTCACAAAAGAAGAATTAGATGCAATACTTTAACCACAAACAATTTTCTTTAGCTGCAATTGCTTTCCTAGCAGCTTGGCAAGCAACAGACTTTGCCCTTGATTACAGAGCTGTATTAGGTGCTGTCGTAGCTGCTTCAATGGGAGCTATGAACCCTAATGCCAAAACCAAGATTAAGTAAAGCAGCTGAGCAATTACGCTCCGAAATAAACGCCAAGTATCCTAAGCGAGATAAACGCTCAGACGGCTGGATAGGCGACACTTCACACAACGCACGTAAGTCAGACCACAACCCAGATAAGAATGGGTGGGTTCGTGCTATAGATATTGACGCAGACCTTGTTAAAGGCTCATCTAAGGAATCCTGGTTATTAGCCGAGAAGATTAAGATAATAGCACTCAAGGGGGACAAAAGAATTAGTTACATTATTCATCAACACCGAATAGCCTCACCACGACAGAATTGGGCTTGGCGTGTCTACAAAGGGTCTAACCCTCACGTATCCCATATGCATATATCCTTTACTAAGGCAGGCGACCTTAACGGAAAGGCATTTGGAATATGAGCAAACCTAAAGCAAAAAAGCAAACAATAGAACTACCTGATGTTATGGCTAGTGAACTTGTAAGAATTGTTAACACAGCTCACGAAGACGGAAAACTGATAACGGGTTTTGTTTGCGTTATGGAAGTTTTTGATGGTAAAAAGAAAACTATCAAGATTGCATCAAACGCAGATATGCCACAACATTCAGTTTTTGGAATGATTAACTATGCAGCTGAAAAATACCAGTTTACTCTTGCACCTGATGAAGATGAAGATGATGACTTTTACGACCCTGAGTGGTTTGACGGACAATGATAAATGAACTTGTTGGCATCATTGGTTTGCTTATTACTATTCTTGTTTTGGTTATTAAGGCAACTGCAGAAATTATTAAAATGAAATCACAATTGTTTCCTAATGGTGGAAGTTCTTTGTCAGATAAAGTGACACGCCTACAGTTAGATGTTGTTAAAATTCGTAGTACTATAGATAGTATTAACTCACAGTTAGGTAAGAAACCTACACGAAAGAGGTAACTATTAAACGTTACGTCGTTATATCAGATTTACAATACCCTTTTATTAAGAAATCTTATGTTGAAAGTCTTTTAGATTACATAGCCTACGTTAAACCCCACGCTTTGCTAGGAGTGGGCGATGAGCTTGATGCGCAGACCATATCAACTTATGCAAGAGGCACAGCCCTGGAGTTTGAGGGTTCGTTACAAAAGAATATAATAGGTTTGAAGTCTTTACTCAAAGAATTCCGTAGTGCTCTTGGACGCAGTAAAGACTTCCAAATTTCTCGCAGCAATCACACAGCTAGAATTGAACGCTACATAGCAAAATTTGCTCCCGGTTTTTCTTGCCTTGACGCAATCAAAATAGAAAACCTTTTAGGTTACAACGAAAAAGATATAAACGTTAAATACAACAGGTCTTTAACAGAAGTTGCTAAAGGCGTTTTACTTGGTCACGGCGATGAGGGCAGGCTCTACAATCAAGCAGGTGCTACAGCTCTTGGGCTTGCTTTAAGAACTGGTAAAAGTGTTATCTGTGGACATACGCATCGTGCCGGACTTTTACATCAGTCATTTGGTTTTGGGGGAAATTTGTCAAAACTATTTGGAATGGAAGTCGGTCATCTTTGTGACACTAAATCTGAGGGTATGAAATACACAAAAGGTTACGCTAACTGGCAAGCAGGCTTTGGGTTACTTTATGAAAAAGATGGACACGTCAAACCAGAGCTAGTGACCTTTAACAAAGATGGCTCTTTTATAGCCGATGGCGAACTCTGGCGTTGAAGCCGTTACCAAATTGTTATAATTCAATGCCGTGTTTTGACATAGGTAAGCCTTAACCTTTCTTTAACGAAAGGGGCAATATGGATAAAGTCTGGTATCCAATATCAGAATTACTAACCGACGCATATCATAAAATGTTTTTCTACCACAAAACCCAATGCACTTTTAGGGAATGTGATTGCGAAAACAAGCTACAACAATTGCAAGAATTTCACGGCATATTTATAGGAGTTAATTAAATGGATTATCTAAAAAACTACATAGAAGTTAAAGACAGAATACAAATGTTTTACGACAAATTCCCAGAGGGCACTTTGCACTTTCAATACAAAGGTGTCCTGGAGTCTT